CACCGTCTTCAACGTGGAATTGCTTGTTTAACCACTCAATCTGAGCGTATAAGTCTTTTTTTGTTACTCTATCCATTTTAATCACCTTTGTTTTATGTTGGTAGTTGTTTTGAGTATACCGGCCATTATACAGACCGGCATAGTTAAAGCAACTATTTATTTTAACTTTCTACTGGCGGGATATAGCGCTCTCCCCTTTGTTTTAAAGCCATACCCGCATAGTGTATTGTATCCGCGTATTCACCACACTTAGGATTTTCAGGCATTGCCGCCATCGCACGCTTACAGTCTTGTATCATGTAACACAGCGTATCACTACTTACATGTAGTAGGCGCTCAATTGTCTCACTGTGCCATCTTCCCGAACCATCGTTATATTCTGCCATCTCAATCACCTCTCAGGTTGCCCCTTGCGGGGCGTTGGTTTGTTTAGCAAATCCAGTCAGCTAGGCTCCCGCCTTCAACTATACCAAATTCTTCCTCTAGTTTGTCCATCTGAGTGCGGTGCCAAATTGCCGACTTTTTAATAGCCCACAAATGGGCGGCCTCTTTGGTTTCGCTAATGGTGTGCGGCCAGTACTGCTTTCCCTGAAATACCGCCCAAGTGCCGTTGTCTAACTGTTTCGCGTTGTATTTCATTTTATCACCGCCTGAGCCGCTAAAAGCTCCGTATTTTGCGCCGTGTCTTTAATCGCGTGGTAATAGCCGCCACCTAACAGAACGTGCGCTAGGTCTACTTTACCCTGAGCCGACGCTATAGCGCGTGCCTTGCTCTTGCTATCACCGCCAAAGTGCGCTTCGTATTGAGCCTTATAGTCTATAAAGAGGGAGGCTTCAAGGGTCTCCAGTATTTCGCTCTTGTTCATCTTGTTTGCTCCTTTGCACCGTTTTGGTGCGTTGGGTTGGTTTCTCTGTCTTGTTGATGCCATTATATCAAGATGCTGAATTGTGTCAAACATTTATTTATAGCAATTTGTTATATACTTATAGCTTTTTGTTATAGGCTAAACTATAGAGAGGAACGGGCGCGCGCAAATATCACAGATAAGACACAAAGTCAATATAACTTTTAGCTATAAGAATACTATAGAGATATAACTATTATAGGTAGAACCGCTACAGCCCAGGCGTGGCAAGGGATACAGAGGATTTCGACGTTAGCGTTGATTTGATACCAGTGTTAGGGGTAGGCATGACAAGCTGTTAGACGGCAATTGAGAGCCTTTAAATACCATGGAACTTTTAGTTATAACCAGTGTAATCTATATGCTAATTGAGTATAGAATATATGTTGACAGTAGTAGACAGTCTGTGCTAGGCATCCAATAGGTATCCGCTAGCACACTCACACTCCTCCTGTCAAGGTTTACTCGTGACTACATCTGACCCTCCGGTCACCCTTAGAGATTGACAGGCTGGCGCTGGTATGCTAGGGATTTACAAGGGGGCGGGGGGGCTGGCGGTGCTCGGGTATTGTTACGGTAACCCCCTAGATACAAAAAAGTAGCCATTTGGAAAAAGGACAATAAGTGTTACCATAAGTAACATTAATGGTTTGTACCATAAGTATACATAAGTAAGCCTAAGTCATTGATTTTATTGGGCAAAAGCGGGTACGTAGGGAGACCCAATAATATCCTTTAATGTTGATTGGTAAATTAGTTAAAATAATGCTTGACTTTTGCCTAAGAATATGGTATAATAGTACTATAGTATAGATTAGTTTAATTTAGTTTGTTGTTTTGTTACTAACTAAAGACTATAAACAAAGTACAACCTAACGAGGTCTAAGGTATACTAAAGTATACTTAGGTAACCTAAGGAGAGATTTTTTGTCTACAAATAAAAAAGACGGCGATTTGCCCACTAAGAAGCGCAGAGGTCGTCCACCCAAGTCTGAGATTGTCTCACGCAAGCGGGGAACCGTTGGCACTAGGGGTCGCCCAAAGGGTGATGCTGCTATAATCAACGAATACAAGACACGGATGCTAACGTCCCCTAAGTCTAAGAGGGTCTTGGAGTCTATCTTTGATGCTGCTTTAGATGATGACCATAAGAACCAAGCAGCCGCATGGAAGCTAGTAATGGATAGGGTCTTACCTGCCAGTTACTTTGAAAAGGATAAGGCAGGAGGAAGTAAAGGTGGAATCAACATCTCGATTACCGGAGTGGGCGGTGAGACTACTGTCATATCCGAGAATACAGACCAAGAGTCAGATATCATTGACGGAGAGTACACCGATGTATAACCCTAAGTACTTTGCCCTAAGTGAGTTTAACTGTCAAGAAACAAATCAAAACGAAATGTGTCCAGAGTTCCTAGAGCGTTTGGATGCCCTACGAGAAGCCTGTGGTTTTCCCTTTGTGATTACTAGTGGCTACCGTAGCCCTAATCACACAATAGAACGACGTAAGGAGAAAGCAGGAACTCATGCCCAAGGTATTGCAGCGGACATCAGAGCTATTAGCGGAACAGAAAAGTACGAGATTGTTAAACAGGCGCTCCTGCTTGGGTTTGGCGGCATTGGAGTGGCTGGTTCATTTATCCATGTGGACGACCGGAGCAATGCTAATCCTAACTCTAAACCAGTAATGTGGACTTACTAGTATGGGTACTATTAAGTATATCCACGTCAACCAACACAAGATTAAAGCCAACCTAAAGCACGGTACTAACGAACCTGTAATAACTGTTAAGGAAGGTAAGAAGAACACCTACGGACACTCCGTTAAGATACACGGGGAGTCCGAAGTCATATATGGAGGTAGTGATAAACCTATCCTGTCATGTGGCGCTAGAGTTGTAATTAAAACTAAAGCGGAGGTGACGATTGACTGACTTAAAGGTAGAGCTTCTACCGTGGCAACAGGAAGTGTTTGAGGATAGCTCACGCTTCAAGGTTATCGCGGCAGGACGACGAACAGGTAAGTCACGCCTAGCGGCTTGGAAGTTAATCATTGAGGGGTTACAATGTAAGAGAGGTCATGTCTTTTATGTCGCACCCACACAGGGTCAGGCTAGGGACATTATGTGGCAGACATTGCTAGAGGTGGGTCATCCTGTCATAGCGTCAAGCCATATCAACAACCTACAAATAAAGCTAGTCAACGGTGCAACCATCGCCCTCAAGGGTGCTGACAGACCAGAGACTATGCGTGGTGTCTCCCTTAGCTTCCTCTGTATGGATGAGTACGCCGATATGAAGCCGGAGGTCTGGGAGCAAATCCTAAGACCTGCCCTAGCTGACCAGAAGGGTGATGCCATGTTTATTGGTACACCCATGGGACGTAACCACTTCTACGACCTCTTCCAGTACGCTAACTTGTCTAAGGACGAACAGTGGAAGGGTTGGCACTTTACATCATACGATAACCCCTTGTTGGATGAGGAAGAGATTAATGCGGCTAAGAAGTCCATGTCTGCCTTCTCCTTCCGACAAGAGTTCATGGCATCCTTTGAGGCAGCCGGTGGTGAACTCTTTAAGGAAGAACATGTACAGTTCTCCGAAGAGGAACCGGACGGAGGTCAATTTTATATAGCAGTGGATTTGGCAGGCTTTGCGGACGTTCAGAATGCGACAACTAAAACCAACAGGCTTGACCAAACGTCAATTGCGGTGGTTAAAGCGGGTACGGAAGGATGGTGGGTCGCTGACATCATCCATGGTCGTTGGGGAGTTGAGAAGACAGCACGTAAAATCTTTGAAGCAGTCCGAGACTACCGACCAGTAGCTGTAGGTATTGAGAAAGGTGCATTGAAGAATGCTGTCTATCCTTACCTTAATGACATTATGAAATCAAATCAACGCTTCTTTAGGGTTGAGGAACTGACACACGGTAACAAACGTAAGATTGACCGTATTGTCTGGGCGCTCCAAGGGCGTTTTGAACACGGTAAGATAACACTTAACAAGGGAGAATGGAATGCTACGTTCCTAGATGAGCTATTTCAGTTCCCTAATAAACTAGTACACGACGATTTAATTGATTCGTTGGCTTACATTGACCAATTGGCTCAGGTAGCTTACGGGATTGACTACGAGGAAGAAGAATATGAACTTACTGACTATTACGCAGGGTATTAACTATGTATGATGATAACGAAGGCTTCGTCTTTGAGTCACTTGAAGGTTGGGTAGGCAACAAATGTGACGACTGGCGTGATAACTTTGAGTCTAATTACTCAGAGAAGTTCGATGAATACTACCGTTTATGGCGTGGACATTGGGCAGAGGAAGATAAGACTCGTCAATCAGAGCGTTCCAAGATTATTTCCCCTGCCCTACAGCAGGCTGTTGAGTCATCCGTGGCTGAACTAGAGGAAGCTACCTTTGGTCGTGGCAAATGGTTCGACATTAAGGACGACCAAGCCGACCAAGATAACGCTGACATCCAAATATTGCGTAATAACCTAGATTCTGACTTTAAACGTAACAAAATACGTAAGAATGTAGCTGAGTGTCTTATCAATGCCGCTGTATTTGGCACTGGTATTGCTGAAATAGAACTAACTACCGAAAAAGAAATGAAACCGGCCACGCAACCGGTCATGGGCGGTGAGTTACAAGCAGTTGGTGTCACAATTACAGACAAAACTTGCGTTAAGCTCAACCCTGTAATGCCTCAGAACTTTCTTATCGACCCTGTAGCGACTACCGTTGAGAATGCGCTAGGTGTTGCTGTGGATGAGTTTGTATCTCGTCATACTGTAGAACAATTACAGGAAGAAGGTGTATATCGTGAGGCTGAGATTGGCACATCTACTACCGATTGGGACATCGAGCCTGATAAAGACCTAGCTACTGCTTATGACGATGATAAAGTACGTCTAACTAAGTACTACGGTCTTGTTCCTCGTTATTTGCTTACTGAAGCACAGGCTGACCCTGATGCCGAAGAAGAAGTAGTAGAGCTTGTTGATAGTGGAGAAGAAGACAACAGCTACTACGTAGAGGCTATTGTTGTTATTGCTGATGGCGGTACACTGCTAAAGGCTGAGAAGAACCCTTACATGATGGGTGACCGTCCAATCATCGCATTCCCTTGGGATGTCGTTCCTAGCCGCTTTTGGGGTCGAGGAGTGTGTGAGAAAGGGTATAACTCTCAGAAGGCGTTAGACGCAGAACTACGCGCTCGTATTGATGCTCTAGCACTGACTGTACATCCTATGCTTGCAATGGATGCTTCTCGTATGCCAAGAGGCTCTAAGCCAGAGATTCGTGCAGGTAAGGTTATTCTTACTAATGGTAACCCTGCGGAAGTACTACAGCCATTTAACTTTGGTCAGGTCAATCAGATTACCTTTGCTCAGGCACAGGCTCTACAGACGATGGTACAGACCGCTACAGGCGCTATTGACTCAGCAGGTATCGCAGGTAGCGTTAATGGTGAAAGCACAGCCGCAGGCATCTCTATGAGCCTTGGTGCTATTATTAAGCGTCATAAGCGTACATTGATTAACTTCCAAGAGTCGTTTATCATTCCGCTAGTGACTAAAGCTGCACACCGTTAC